TGTCCATTAACGATAACAACGAAGCAGAAGACCTGGAAAGCGCTATCCATCATTTGCTTACTGATGATATTCACTCCTCTGAAGAAGTGCTTAATTATCATGTAGGCAGCGGTTACGGAATGGCAATACGTCATGGCGAACATCTTTTGAAGCTTCCACTAATCTTTATTGATTATAACTTCCATTAGAGGTTCACATGGCCATCACCCCGAAAAAAGGCGACATCGTTAGTTTCCAGTTTATCCGTAATGGTCTTATTGGTGACCCTAAAGTCCAGGTTCTTGTCGAAGGCGATATCAATTACAGTATCGCCAAGGCTATCGACCCCGAGATCAATCGGAAACATGAAACGCTGTTTCCTTACTTCTCTTCGTCGGTGGGTGGTAACAATGACCCATCGGCGTATTCGTACATTGGCATTATCAACAACAACGGTCAACTCGAGATCGTTGGTGTACCGTGGATTCTGGAAAGCTCGTTCCAGTACGTTCAAAGCCGCCGTGCGGTAATTAACGTGTCGAACTGGCGAGAAGAGTTCACCGCCCCAACAACATCGTTCTTTGCTGATCTCGGGGTCAACTGGACGATTAACAAAGTTGATAACGAATAGCCTTAAAGTAATTCTCTACCAAGCCTCCTATTAAGTAGGAGCTTGGTAGTTATATTTTTATTTTTTGTATTTTGTATTTTTCTTTAAGGGCTTTTAGATGACAGCTCAAGTCTTGAATTTTGATAAAGCGAGAGAAGTTAAACTTTCTCCGTTTATTGCACAGGATTATGTACCCAATCGGGATATCCTTAAATCGTACCACGTACAAGCGGCAATCTACTTAGCAAACTTTTACGGTCATGATTACAAGCACGTATTGGAATTGTGCGAAAAAGTCTTCATACCAAATGAGAATGGCTTTAAAGAAGTAAAGTTTGGTGTATTCAAAAAGAACAAGCACGGTGACCGTGTACCTGTTGTAATGGGCGCCAACGAGTTCTTTAATACAGTTAGGCAAAACAATTGGGTATTGTCTCCTTCGTTAGTAGCGTACAAACACGCAGACGACGAACAATCGGTTAATTCGATTGGTACCGAAACCTTTATGAAGTTTCGCGCACTTTATAAAGGTAAGATGAAAGAAGCAATTGCAGTTGGCGATGACGAAGCCAAGAAAGCATTTGACGAATTTCAGAAAGCGCTGAAGATCTTTAACAACGCACAATCTGGCGGCATGTCCTCATCAGGCACCCCACTGTTTAACAAGTCTGGTCACACGTCGTTGACTAGTACTTGCCGTATCGTCACCTCTACGGCCAACCTGCTTAACGAACGACTGATTACCGGTAACAGGTTACTGCTCAGCTACGATAAGACCATGGAGCTCTTCCTGAGCACTTTGGCGTTCTCTCGTCGTGATGAGATTCAAGATGTAATCAACGAATACAAAATGAACTATGCAACAGTTGACCAAGTCATGGACATGGTTAAACGTTGCGCTGGTTATTACTGGAACAACCCTAGTCAGCTTAAAGCGATCAGGATGTTCTTGCGCGGGCTTAACAAGCTTGAACTAACAATTATCCTCTGCACAATGGACTTGCGCGGGCTGTACACCACTAACAAAGAGCTGATGAAACGGTTCTTTAATGAATGGTGCCACATCCCTGTAATGCCAGAAGGCTTTAAAGCAGAGGACGGTATCAAACCAGCTAACGACGATTATGAGACTATGATCGTAACTAAGTTGGGTCGTAAGCCAAACAAAGATGAAATGGCTTATGTAAACGGATACCATGTGGAGATGGAACGTAAGTGGGCTACTTTTATTAGTGCTTTCTTGCGGGCAGACATCCCACCTACAAGTATCTTCAGTATCAAAGAGTTGGTTCGTGAAAACGTTCTGACTTCCGACACTGACTCCATGATCTATTCCGTTGACATGATCATTGATGATTACGTTGACGACGAAGAAAGTGGCATTTGCTTCAACGCGGCGATGACGTACTTTATTCGTTGCGCTTCTGTAGACCAACACGCTCGTCTAAGTGTTAACATGAACGTGGCTAACCGGTTCCGTAACCGTTTGACCATGAAGAACGAATACCTGTTCAGTTCGTATGTTACCACCCTTATGTCTAAACACTATTACGCCATGCAGTTGATGCTTGAGGGTGTTTTGCACAAGGTGCCTAAGTTAGAACTTAAAGGTGTTCACCTTAGAGGGATTAAAATCGCTAAGATGGTACGCGACTTTACTAACAAGCTTATGCGAAATGTACTGGATGCCATCTACAAGAAGAAGAAACTTGATGCAGCTGAAATCCTTGGTGAGATTGGCGATCTGGAACGTGCATTGTTCACCGACATTAAAACTGGCGGTGTAACTTGGTTGCGTAAAGAAAACATTAAAGAGGAATCAGCCTACACTAATCCTGAGTCCTCCATTCATTATTATCACGAGCTGTGGGAATCTGTGTTTAGCGCTAGTTACGGCAAAGCACCAGAGTTGCCTTATCGTGCGGTTAAAGTCAACCTGGCATTACACAACAAGAGCAAAATGAAAGTCTATTTTGATTCCTTGGGTGAAAGTGCTTATACCAAAACCTTTAGTGCGTATATCGAAAGTCGGCCTAAGTTGACTGCGGTGTATATCCCTGAAGACATGGTAGCTAACCTGGGAGGTATTCCTAAAGAGTTGTTGCCTATTGTAGACACACGTCTCATTATCCAACAGAACTTTAAGAGCATCTATGCCATCCTGGAATCGTTAGGGTTGTACTTCATGAACAGCAAAGTGACGCGTTTGGTTTCAGACGAACATTAATGCAATAAGCAAAATACTCCCCTAGCCCTTTGCGGGGCTAGGGGAGTATTATCGTAACACTTATTTCTAGTTTTTAGAAACTAACTGAGACAGCTCCTGGGCTATTCCCTTGAAGTTATCTCTACATAAGTTGGAAGGGGCCTTAGAGAAGCTCGCGACCACGAAGGGTAGTACGCGTTGGGTAACAGACTTAACGTCGCCCACAGGCTTTCCTAGAGCGTTAAAAATAGCAAAGTAAATGCTGTACCATTTAATAACGTTTTGATCCCACAACCAACGAGTCTGAACAAACATCTTGTTGTCCCCACCATCCTCGTAGTTAAAGAAAGGTGTTGGGTAGATGCTGTCAACGTTAGCTAACAAATGCCCAATATCCGATAATGGAGTACTGGTCAAGATATCCAGCTTAAACGTAAACCATTCCTTAATAAGCTTTGCCTCATTAAGAGTGGTAAACTTAACGGTCTCCATCTCAAACAAGTCTTTTGTGCTAACTCCGTTAACAAAGAACTCGTATAAAGAGTTAACCATTACACTTTGGTTATGGATGAGCTGGGCTGTGTACAGAGGCCACATGCAAAGATAAGCAGCAGGTCCTGTGTCACGGGTACGGTCTTCCCGCATCCATAGCCACCAGCCAATTGCCAGCTCCACAACGTTAATAGCCACAATAGCTATCTTATCCTTGTTAACCACACTGTCCGGATTGCGTTCTGCAATTAATTTGTACCCACGAGTGAGTATATTAGTGTAAACCGGAATAATGGGTCTTAAATGATCTTGGGCTAGCTTAGCTTCATCATAAACACGGTCATGTTCGATAAGGCTCCACAGTTCATTGCAGCCCTCACCGTACATTCCCACTTTAATAACAGAACCCACTCCATTCATGGAAGTGATATTAAACAGAGTTGATAATGAGTATGAACGAAACTTTGCGTTGGCAATAACTTCTGCCAGATCCCATTCTGGGTCAATTGCAAGGTGTCGTAAAAGCTGTACTAAGAAATGTTCATCATTGAGGTTGATGACCGATCGGTCCAGATACTCTCGAAAAGCTTTCTGATTATGTGCTGTGACTCGGTGCAGGTTACCAAGCCCTGGGAAACGTTTCAGTGGATACTGAGATAGCCTGTGCTTTGGAAATGGCAAAGTGATCATTAAGTAAGTTCTCAGTAGAAGTCTATTATATAGGAAATGACGTTCGCGTCCTCCACAACTGGGACGAGCACGCACTTTCAAAATTCAGTAGTACAGTTTAAAGGTTCTTGACTATAGAATTTGGATAGTCAAGAATATTTCAAACCTGTATTACTAATACGAATCACAGTAATGATAATCTCATTCTTGTGGTATTCCGCTAGTTACAAACACTATCTTCGAAGATAAGGAAAAAGCATCATGGGTCTGGAAACTGAAAACAACGAATTCAACAACTGGCAGGAAAACAACGGCAACAATGCTCAACAACAAGGTAGCACCGGTGGTGGTATCCTGGATCGTCTGTTCCGTGTCAACTCCCTGGTAGCCGACAACCGCGGCATGAAGATCGTAGACGACGTCTACAAGGTGCTGACCGAAGGCATCTACAAGAACATCCAAACATCGACCACCGACGCACACCAGCGTCAGATCATCCCGACCGTTGAACACCTGACCTCTGCCATCTCCTCGGCGTTGCCTGGCCTGGGCTTCTACGTCGTACTCGACGGCACCATGTACATCATGGGCATGCTGTTCTCTAACCGCGAAAACAGCTTCGCTACCGAGCACATCGACGTCAACCAGGGTACCGCACAGCAACAACGCGTATCGATCCCAGTGACTCCGGCCGCTCAGGTCAACGCTCAGTTCATCGCCAAGCTGAAAGAGCACTACGGCCGTGTTGCACAAACCAACGGCGCCACCGGCATCGAAGTGATCAACCTGTTCGTCCAGGACATGGAAATGCTGGGTCACCCGGAAGCGGGCGATCAGAAAGACTGGGCTCACAACATCGCCATGTACGCCGCTCGTCAGTGGGAAGAATCCCTGCTGGTTACCGGTGCCAACATGATCGTCGCCGCTGGCCGCGAAATCCCAGCTCCATGGCTGGAACCAGCAACACCGTACGGCAAAGACAACACCGCTGAAGCTCGCGTTCAAGCAGTATCCGGCCGCGTGACCCACGCCAAAACCCTCAGCCCGGCCAACATGGAAGTTGTGGTAGCCACCGTCAACAACCGTAATGGCAACGGCAACTACAACCCGAACAACGACAGCTCCCGCGAAATCGCCCGCATCACTGCGTCGGTATCGCTGACTGGTGTAACCTGGGAAGAGTACCAGGCTCAGCAGTTCGCACTGTCGCAGTCTGCTGACTACATGACCAACCTGCGTAGCTGGTTCGGTAACTCGATGAACAACTCGATTTACCAAGGCTCGTACCGTCCGCTGCGTCCAGAGATCACTCTCGAAAACGTAACCGCTGGCGAAATGATGCACAACAACGGCGGCCTGTACCCGATCTTCTTCGGTCTCTACACGCTGATGACCACCAACCAACAGTACGTCTGGGCTGATGCTCTGCGTAAACTGCACGTCGGTGGCCGTGGCTCCATGGCTGGTCTGGAAACTCGTATCCAGATGGTTATCGCTGGCATGCCAAATGCTCAGGCGATCCTCAACCCAACCCTGCGCGCTCCGCTGAACGAAAAGAACATCAACGATACCGACTTCGTTACCAGCTGGGTACACCAGAACGTTTCTCCACACGCAACGTTCAAGTACAACCTGGTCGACAGCGGTGTCGATTCGCCGATCGTTCGTTTCATGCGTCGCCTGCTCGATCCGGTCAACAACCAAGACGCAGTCAAGGTTGTGGTTGCACTCATCGACTCCATGTCGAAGAAGCGCTTCTCGAAGATCATCCAGGAAAACATCACCACCGGCCGCGGCTGGAACCCAAGCAAGCCGATCCTGATCCGTACCAACACCATCGTGGTGAACGGTCTGGCAGTCAGCCAGGTGAGCAAGGACGACAAAGAGCGTCACATCAACACCCTCGAAGTCGACGAGATGTACATCTGCAACGCCAAACCAGGCGCGACGGCTGCATCGAAAGCTGGTATCGAAAACTTCATGGGCATCGTCTACGGCTCGCAAGCAAACCAGAACGTGAAACAGCGTTCTCAGCTGCTGCGTGTTGAGCACGGTTCTTCCCTGTTCGACGGTCGCAACCACATCAACGCATTCGGTACCGCGGCTGTGTGGGCACCTGACTTCATGGCAGTACTGGGCGCCGCGATGGATGGCATCGGTCAACTGAACTCCGCGAACAACCTCGGTTCGTTCCGCGTCAACAAGCTGGCCTTCGCTCCTGGTGGTGGCCTGGCTACTACGCACACTGCTGGCAGCAACAACGCCATGGGTGGCGGTGCTCAGATGATGAACTTCTTCAACCCGCAATACTAAGGTCTCGGCCTGTAACTGAGTAGAGACTAGGGAGGGTAATACCTCCCTGGTCTTTATTTTATTTTTGTTTTAATGGGAGTCTGTTAATGGAATTACCAGAAATTACCCCATCCAATCAACGAGCTATTGACGTATTAACAGCGCTTAGTCTTGAAAGGCTGGACCCTATTAATCACTTCGAAAAATTCGCCAGACCCTTTGGTGGTATAGTTCGAGATGATCCTCGTTATTCTGCACCGTTATATCCAGACTTTGAAGATTACGATTACCTGCATGCAACTACAAAGCTGAAGCCAATTTACCTTAACGAGCTGGACCTCAAACTGGAAGAAGACCGAGAACTACTCGGCCGGTTAACCAGGATGGAGTTTACGGGTAACACCTTTGAAACGGTGGCTAAGTGTTCCTGTGGTAAACTGCGCGGTAACTTCCGAGTCAGAGAAGATCGCCCACAAGTGTGTGACCGCTGTGGCGACTCTCCAGAAAAGTTCCTTAATAAAGGTAACGACACCAAGCTCTGGCTTAAGGCACCAGAAGGTGTAGAACGTTTTGTGCATATTGGTTTTATGACAACGTTCTTTAAGAATATTACCCTGGGTAGCCCTAAGGTCTGCGTACCGTGGTACTTCCTGGATAAAGATTACCGGCGACTGGTTAACAAAACCAAGAACATGACCGGTATTGTTTTGAAGAAGATGTTTGAAACTCTGGAAATCACGGAGTTCAACATCAACACGTTTTATCATAACGCTGACAGAATTATGGATTACATTCTTCTGGGCGAAGGGCGGCGGCATTTCAAAGATTCGAAAGAAGCGGCTGCCTACATGGAAGTCTGGAACAAATATAAGCATATCGCTTTTCCAGAGTACATGAAGGTACCGAACCGTTACAGCACCATCCTGGAAAAGAGCGGCAAGGATACTTT